CATTAACATCTTCGGAAGCGAATCCAATTCTGTAAGTGACGATGTCGGCATCGATGAGTGCTAACATTACTTCTTCAGAAACGCAGCCATAGCTTCGAGTGCCTGTGCTGCTTGCTTCTTACTGGAGAACTCGTTGTCGTTGATAGTTACAGAACCATCAGATGACACAGAGAACTTGAAGAAGTCTGAACCCCATACTGTATGATTAAGTCCATCAACCTCTACCTCAAACACAGACTCTACTGGTGACACCTTGAAGTTAAACTTAGGTGATGGGGATGTTGCTTTCTTTGCTGTCATATTATATCCTTTAGATAGTTATCTATTTACAGTGCATCGTCATTAGAATCAGCGTCCGCACCAACGTACTCGATAAGTTTGGTGACAGTCAGTTTGTTAATACCAGCACTAACGCCACTCTTACCATTCATGTTGTAAGCAAACGGCTTGATGAGGGCAACGCCTCGTGAACCATTAGCTACCTTGCAAGTGACCTTGTTACCTTCTGCATCAACAGTGGTGATAGGATAGTTCTTAGACTTAGCAGTAATGAAAAAACCTTTTTCTTCTTTATTGCGAACTGAGATACCAACTTCTTCCAGTGCCTTGATAGCAGGCTTGGACAGGTTGCATAGGTCTACCTGATACTTACCCGACATCTGGTTAGGGGTATCAAGAAATGCCCACATTAAATCAGCTTCAATCTTAAGAGGTTTCAAATCCATAATAATGTTCTCCTGAACAAGTTGATGTCTTCATGTGGACAGTCTTATCCTTGCGTATACAAAGGAGGACAACATCTTCCATCCCTTCCCAGAAATCATCTGTCTTATCTAGTGGGTGTTTGCCCATGTTTTTCCTTTCTTATACTCACCGTCCAAAGGGCATCGTAACTTCAGTACTTTACCCGCTTCCCTGATACTCTGTACTGCGAGGATGCCTACCATGTCTGCCTCATCCTCAAGGCATTCTATCTGCCACTCGTCATGCACATTGGCTACGAAGTGTGCGTCAAGCTGGGTCTTCCTAAGCTTCTCATCCAACAGGACAAGAGCCTGCTTCATTACTATTGCACCAGCACTCTGAAGCAATGTGTTGAGTGCGCTGTGCTGGGAACGGATCTGTAACCTGCGTCCATCAAGACCTTCAATCGTCCCTCCCGCTGATAGGTTTTCAACCTTGGTCCTAAGCTTTTGTAAGCTTGGCGTGTTCCGAAGAAAAGAACTCGTGAGGTCTTTGCCTTCTTTAAATCCACCACCAACAATCGCCCCGATTTTGGCAGGCCCTGCACCATAGAGCAAGGCATAGATAAAAGTCTTGGCCTGCGCCCTTGTAGCAAGACCTGCAGCCCTCTGGTTTTTCGTGTGGACATCAGTTCCCAACTCTTGCGATCCTTCTGTAACAGTCTTGACATACTCCTGATCCTTCATGTAATGAGCAAGCATCCTAAGTTCTAAGGCACTAGCGTCTGCGCCAACCAATAGATAGTTATCTATTACTGTCCAACAGTCTCTGCACTCGTGTCCCCAAGGACTGCTACTGCTAGGAACCTGAGCCATGTTAGGACTGTGATGTGTCATTCGTCCCGTGACTGCTCCGTTGGTGATGACCTTACCGTGAACCCGTCCGTCTTCAGATACAGCAGTAAGCCACGACTTAACCTGAGCCACCCGTTTTTGAATGAGTAGGTACTCGGCAATAAGCTTTGCTTCTGGTATATCAACTCCATCCAAGACTGATTCATCTACTATCACTGCTCCTTTCTCAGTATGCTTGTTGGGTTTCCAGCCCTTGCTCATCAGACGCTTAGCAATCTGCTGACGAGAACCCGGATTGAATACCTCAACATCATCCTTTAACTGCTTGCCTGTCTTGTCGCTAACTCTTTGGGTGATGATAGGTGGGAAGATGATTTGGAGTTCATGTTCTATCTCGCAAAGCCTACGCTCCCAGTCACCTACCAAACCCATAGCCTTAGCTACGTCTAACCTAAACCCACGCTTCTCTTGGCCTGTTACAATCCACTGAACCTTGTGCTCAAGTTCGACTGACTGCTCAGAGAAGTCACGTAGTTCCTTCTTTAAATAGTTGTACAACTCACCACAGATTGTTACATCTTCCTTACAGTACTCAATCATCTCAGGAGTTAGGCCGCCCTCGAAATCTTCGTACTCCTTCTTGGTTCGGCTTACGAGCCTTGCTAGATTTGCTAGGCTGTGTCCCCCGTCCCTTGTAGGGTTTGACAGTCTTGACATAACCAGTGTATCCCGAACTTGATTCATCTGAATCGTAGTCTCCCAGACCTTGTTCAATACTGGAAAGTCGAAGCTGATCCCGTTGTGTCCTACTATCAACGTGGCTTTCTTGATAAACTCTTGAAAGCTTTGTGACTCTGTCCATACCATCACTTCCTTAGTGTCAAGGTTATAAGTACAGCAACACCAAATAGTGTCGTGCTTAAGATTGGTTTCAATATCAAGTGCGATTCTCATCCTAATATTATATCACAGTTCTTTGTCTTCGTGTGTCTCAGTCATGCGTCCAGTGATACGATCATAGTACAATGCACAGGCAGGACCAGTCAACCCACTGAATCGATTCTTCAGAACCCTGACTCGTGTGGTGTGTCGCTCCTTGAGATCCTCTGACTGACCATTGCGCTCAAGACCTAGCACCATGTCAGACAACTGACCTATCGAGCCAGACCCACGCAAGGCAGACAGGGACGTAGCTGCACCTTCCTCGTGACCCTTACCATCAGGACGCTTGAGATGTGACACGCAGAACAGAGCAATGCCTGTACTCTGGACAATCATCCTAAGCTTGGTCATGATCTCGTCTAAGGCTTTTCGTTCATCACCATTGTCTTGTGCAGATACCACGATACTAACGTGATCAAGAAAAATATACTTGCAATCAAGAGCCTTAGCCATGAAACGAACTCTGTTGATAATGTTGTCGATTGCAGTAGAGCCAAAGTGATCAAAAAGGAAGACACGGCCAGTCCCCAGTGTAGCGTCAAAAGCACTTCGTAGTTCTTCATTCGTAGCCTCAGTGTCAGGTAAGTGCAATGGTTTGTTAGCCGCCAAGCTCATGATACTCTTGGCAGTACGCTTCACAGATTCCTCAAGGAACAGCAGACCAATGTTCTCATCGTTGCTGTTGTTCAGGATATGATACACAATCTCACGTAGGAACTGTGACTTACCTAGCCCTGAGCCTGCAGTGATCGTGATCAACTCACCCTCTCGAACCCCATAGGTCAGGTCATTAAGACCAGAGAATGGATACTGAACCTTAGCCAACTCGACAGGCTGATTGACTACATCCCACAACCCAGCGCCATCGATGATACCATCAGGCGTGAACCTCTCAGCCTGCCACCATGCATCTATGAACGCTTTGCCTTCGCCTTGTCCGTTGTATTCGCAGGCATCCTTAAGGTCTTTGGTTCCTTTAAATATCTTGGCTTTAGTTCCAAGGATTTCAGCAACTTGTTCAGAAGCAGTTCGGCCTGCGTCATCACTGTCAAAGCACAGGACAATGTTTTCGAATGAGTCGAGCCATTCGTAGTTCGCCTTGATATCCTGTACTGCATTACCTGCACCATTCCTAACAGAAACCACAGGGTACTTAGAACCCAGCATCTGATACGCCGCCGCAGCGTCAAACTCTCCCTCGCAAATAGTGACATACTTACCCCCTTTGTTAAATAACTGCTGCCCAAAGAGAGCACCTTGTTGCCACGAACCCTCGATGCTAAAGCGTTTATCATCAGTGTTGCGTTTCTTGTACGCAACTAATGTGTCCCCACTGTAGTAGGGAAAGTAATAGAAGTTATCCTTCACCCCTATGCCATAGGTCTGGCAGGTCTCACGAGTTAGTCCTCGATCAACCACAGATCCATAGGTCAGGTCATGTACGTTAGTCATCTTAGATTGAACCTTGGTTAGGTTTGGTTTCATATCGCTCTTAGTTACTTTCTTCTCACCACACTTGAAGCACAGGCTACCCCAGTCATAGTAGGTAAGTGCGTCACTACTACCACAGTCAGGGCATGGTTGATGTGCCTTGAGTTGTTCAGCCATTAGTCTTCTCCTGATATGGACGAACAAACCACAGAGGGCAGGCAGTGACAGTGCAATGCTTCACCTCGTCTGTTGCTCCATGACAGCAGTCATAACACTTGGCATTGATGCTCTTGCGTAGGCTCTCAGGATCTTCACGCCAGTGGTCAATAGGTGTCTTGTGTTTATACCCAGACTTCTTGGCAGCGTTGGCCTTCGCTAAATTAATCATCAGTTTCTCTTGCAATTTGAACTCCAAATAGATAGTTATCTATGGTTAGGTATCAGGATAATCAGGGACAGCACATGAAATGCAAGCCAAGGTGCAATTCAGAATGCCACATCGCCTAATTGACTGAAGTTATTAACCCTCTTATCCAACTCCTTGCGTTGCTCTAGTAGGACAGCCACATCCTTGATGACTTGTTGTGTCCCTAGTAATTCTACATAGTCTGCCACGTCATTGAGACAGAACCAGTAGTGTGCTTCTTCTTGAATCTGTTGTTGCTCTTCAGAGTTCATACTAAGTATCCTTATTAAGATAATAATAATATTAAAGAGTTCTTTAAACTACATAGTAGATATTATAGCATACTTAAATATCCACGTCAAGACTATGATCCACACACCTATCGCTATAATCATCATCATCCTGTCTACAATCTTCTTCCTCAAGATCACTCCTGTCTAAAGTTATAACATCATCTCTTATTGTAGCATAACAATTGTTACATAAGTCTAAATACTCTTCAGTCTTTAGGGTCTTTCGAGTAGCCTCAAAGTCTGTCAGTGCTGCGTTGCAGCTAAGGCATCTCATACTACAACCCACTTTCTATTGTCCCAATCAAAGGTAAACAGTTCTCCAGTAGAAGTGATACCATATAAGTTATTGTTCCTGTCAAAAGCAATTGACATAAACTTAGTACAGTCTGCAATTATTAAACCCTCATTTTTTGGTGCTTCCTCTACTACCTTCTTAGTCCTCGCCATACCAGTCTCTCCGTTCTTTAAGTACATCAAGCAGCCGTAGTTTATTCTCGTCATCCATGACTGACCAGTTCTCAATCTCCATGCGTGTGCGAAGACAACCTACACACAAGCCAATGTCATACTCTATCTGGCACACATCGATGCAAGGACTATTTACGGTCATCTTCAAACCTCGCAAGTTCTTCTTCAAGTCTCTGGATTCTAGCACGAAGCATGAAGTTCTCACGTATCATTTCATAGCCGCCATTGTCAAACCAATATTTCCGATAGAATAACCTATAAACGCTATGCCTAAGCCAGTGTTACCTTTGATAAGTAAGTCAACACTCACCAGTGCATACACCACACCTATGATTGCGATAAGCCATGCTGACATTATTTATTATCCTTCTCGTGTAACTCCTTAGCCTTGACATACACACTTGCCCAGTGCAGACCAATGACATAGTCGAGTTTACCAACAACACCCCAAGCCTTCTCCTTGATAGCAGTCTCTCGCATACCAATCATCTTGGCAAGGATAAATACCTCCGCATGGTCTTGGTTCTCGATAACCTCTTCGAGTTCTGCGATGCGAGTCTTCATCCACTC